ACTCATCCATATTAGTTGCTGCAGGATCAGGATAAAAATCCCAACAACTTACAAATTCTATTCTAGGAACTCTAACCTCTAAAGGATTATATTCCCTTTCACCTTCTTCACTAAGATTCCATTTATTTAGTTTCTTATTAAAATTAAATGGACCTTTAACAATACCTGTACCTAATAAAGCAGCTTCGAGTAAAGCATTTCTAATTTCAGATGAACCATTAGACTCATCTATCTGGTCATGGATAAGTTTCTCCATCTTCCGGGCTGCTTTCTGTGCCGGAGAAATCTCTGGTATCTGTGGGATAGGCATTAAACCTTCTTTTAAAACCTCTGCATCTTCTGCTTGGTTTATTGGAGATTCTTCAAAGTATCCATCTCCTAGAGTCTTACCAGCTTTTAAAACTCTACCATCTCCTGCATATCCCACATCGTATGGGTTCTCTTGAGGAGGATCTTCTAATCTATTACCTATATTATCGGGTTGTTCTATATTGGGGTTTGGGTTATTAATATCTAAGTAAGCGTTTTCTTTCTCGCCTTCTGGTAAAGTAGTTTCACTAATGCCTATAGGAAACTTACCAGTTCCAAACATAACATCAACTAACTGTCCGAAAGCTGCTAGTACTTTTGTTTTAGTAATCTTTACAAAGACTCTAGACTTTTCAGATGCTCTGAATTTAACTTTCTTACTGTAAAGTCCTCTGTAGTTTTCATAAGAGGATAACCATCTAGTTTCGTCTGTTTGTCTAGCATCTTCTGCATTTTGAAATCTAGATTTAATTAAACCTACTAAATTACTTTGTTGGGTTTCTTCAAGTAATAGTTTTTTACCTACTTCACCCTCTACATTTTCATATAGATTGTTAGCACTTAAAAAAGTATTTTTATCTTCTTGCATATTTAGTAACCAAATGTTGAGTCAGAAGGAATATATATCTCTCGTTTTATATCTCTTAGTCTAGCCAACGCTCCTTCTACTCTTGGTCTACTCATAATCATATACCTTAAAGCATCGTAAGCATGGTCTGAAGCATGTGTATTTACGTCTTCAGGATTTGTTTTCGATAAAGGAATACTTTGTAGTTCTCTAATTAAGTTTGGACAAGTGTTAGTTATTTGTAACTTAGGCCTTCCACTCTCTCTAACTTTTAAGTACTCATGTACCTGTATCTTACCCTGTATTCTATTCTTATCTGCGCGTCTTAACTTATGTCCAGCACGCACTAAAGATTCTCCCACAGTTGGTCCTGTTGTTCCTGTCTTTGACCAAGCAGCCGTATCGAGAACACCAGGAACTGCAAAAGGATCTTGTAGTTCCATCTCTGTTATTATAGAACCTAAATCCTGTCCTGTCAAGCCTTTTTGATATAATTCTCGATAAATTATTAAAGTTCCATCGTTAATATCTAATGTTCCCCACAAGCAACAACTCTCAGAAGCATACCCATAGTCAATACCCTTAAGCCTTTCCCACGCAATAGGGATCTCAAATGGTGTAATTATGTGTACTTTAGGATCAAATTCTGTAAAGGCTGCACCTTCGGCTACATCCCAGTTTCCTTCAAGTAATTGTCTTCTTTGCGTAGGTGGTAAAGACTTTAGCATCTGCTCATAGATACCATCTTTAGCAAGATAAGGATTATCTGCTAGTTTTGCAGGGATAAATTTCCTAGTTAAACCATCACTACCTTCAAAACTTGTATTATAATCAGTAGGTTCTATGTATCTTTTCTTTACCCAATGCGAACCAACACCACCGGGGTTAGCAGTACAGCGTAAGTATGTCTTTATTTCAGGATCAGTAGTACGTAGTCGGGAAGCTAGGTAGTTCCAACTAAACTCTGTAGGTAAATGGGTGATTTCATCAAAACCTATCCAGCTATAAGCTTGGCCTTGATAGCGATATACGTCTGCATCACGCTCAAGGAAGCCAAACTCTACCTTTGCACCACTTGGAAAGTTCCAAAGCTTTTCAACTTCTCTAAACCTTGCGCCTGGAAAGGCTAATGGGTACAGTTCGCGCGACTTATCTATCATTTCGCGCAACTCTGGCATAGATCTTCTTAAAATTAACGCACGATGAGCTTTCTTATGCGCATATCGAAGTGGATCAACTAACATGGCGTAACTTTTACCACCACCTGCAGCTCCACCGTAGAGAACATCCTTTTCACCAGCAGCCAGGAAGTCTGTCTGTGGTCCATCGTTAGGATGAAAGATAACTCTAGAGTCTTTTATAGTTTCTTGTATAGATGGGGTAGTACTTTCTATTTCTTCTGTAGAAACTACTCTAGATTGTTTCTTATCAGGAGGAGCTGTAACTTTCTCTAGCAGTTCTTTCTCTTTCTTTAGTCTTGCTTTCTTATTTCTAACTGCCTTCTCAACTTTTTTAAGTTCTCGTTGCTTTTTAGCTAGTGCTAACTTTCTTTTATGCTCTGCAGAGTAGTTGTAACTCTTTTTAACTCCTTCTTTACTCTTAGGTCTACCACTTTTCTTTCGAGGTTTACCATTTTTATTTAAAACAAACGCACCATTAGCATCTGTAACATACTCTTCAGGGAATATTAACCATAGATCCTTATCTAAGTATTTCTTTAAAGATACATGGCTAATCTTTCGCCCTGTCTTTTCAGACAACAACGCAGCTGCTTCTCTTAAAGAAGATTCTTTATCATATATCGTGTGGAGAGTCTTGTTTAGTTCTTCAAGCTGTGTGGGGATGGGCGCGAGATAGCCCTGTATGTTGCTTAGTTTATACCCAAAAGGAACTGTAACACTTTTCTTCTTGATATAACCTTTAGGTATATCTGTCATACTATACTATCTCTTTAATTTTAGCTTCGTCAGTAAAGATTCGTATAGTTCTGGCTTGCGCTTCTTTATAACAAAAGCTACAATAGCTATAAAGCCTACTATAATAATAAAATCCATATTTAGTCCTCCTCTATGGTTACGTCTGTATACTCAGTATCTACAATTTGCTTTTCAGGCAAGATGAAGATACCGCCTGTGACGTTATGATTAACGTCTAACCTTTCCTTTTTAGTAACACCTACTCTATCAAGGATGGTTTGAGCTGCTTGTACTTTAATATTCGCTTGTGGTACAGAATGTTCTGTAGACATAAGTTCAATTAACTTAAAAGCGGCTGATGGAGCTTCCCTAGCAAGTACGTCTGAGGCTAAATCCACTATTTCTTGTTTAAGAGATTGTATAATTTGATAATGGTTTCCTGAGTATCCTGCAAGTTCCGCTGCAAGCTTTAAATCTCCTCTAGTTTCTAATAGGTTCTCTAAAAAAGATTCTTGTTTTTCTGTGAGATTACGTTTTGTAGCAGGTAAATTAGACATAACCTCTATTATAGAAACTATTTAGAGTTTGTCAAGTTATTTATTTTACGATAATACTTGACAAATGTAAAATATGACTGTACAATATCCTTGTACCCCCCGGGGTTGCATAGATATATAGTACTATAGAGTTTTATAGAGCTTTATAAAGGACTATTAAGCGCGACATAGGTTATTTAGTAGCAGCCTAACACTTCAAAATCCTGTAAAATGTATAAGAATGTGCATATATACACCCAGGCCCCCCTGTAGCTCCTGCCTCCCTCTCTTTAAAGGGCTTCATTCCACACAAAACTATATAGATTTCAATGGTTTACATAGTCTTATAGAGTTTATTGAGTGCTTTTCTGGTGTAGTTCATTAAAGGTAACGCGCTGCAGAGCTTTTTAGAGTCCTATTAAGTTAATCTTAAAGGCATAACTCTACAGAGCTTTAATGCTTATCTTTTAAGGGCTTATCTGGATATTCCATACATAAGAATAATATTGAGATTTTTAGTAATGGGGGTATGGCTCATGGCATTAGATAGCATTTAAACGAACATAAACATGCTTTAGAGCCACGAATTTATAGATAGGTAGGCAAGGGTAAAGGGTGAGATATTTTTAATAGCTTAGAATTGAAATTAGATGGATTTATTATGGGCGAAAAAAAAGCCCATACGCATTTATATGGGCTTTAAAATCTAGGATGATTTTATGGTGCTATGAGTACAGCACGATATGAAGGATTGCTAAGATT